GGGGGGGGGGGGGGGGGGGGGGGGGGGGGGGGGGGGGGGGGGGGGGGGGGCCCCCCCCCCCCCCGGGTCATATCGACGGGGTACCCGCATCTGATGCACACAGGTTCGCAGTTGGCTAGGACTTTCTTGACCCATGCGCGGTACGCGGGGGTGTTGCGGTTAGGCCGCGGCAGTGTTGTCACGGTCGTCAATCAGTCGGTGGAGGGCTTCGATGGGGTAGCCCTTTGCTCGGGCACGTTCGCGTCTGGCTAGTCGGCGGGTGAGGTCCTCCCGGCAGAGTGGGCATGGTGTGGTGGTGGGGGGGGTGGTTTCGATTGGGGTATCGATCCAGCCGCGGTAACAGACGCGGTGGTCGCATGTGCAGCCTGACTGTTTGCAGTGTGTGTCGAATGTGTCCATGTGTGTGCCTCCTGGTGGTGGGGCGGTTCGGCCGGGCCTTGGGGGCCCGCCGTCCCGCCTGGTGTGGTCGGTGTGGTTGTTCTCCCAGCTCTCCTCACCCGTGTCGGGTTCGCATCTACTCCGCGCGCCGGGGCCCATTCCGGCATGGGGCAGCCGCCCTACGACGGGAGTTAGACCACGGGGATCAGCCGGGCGCCTGGTTGGGTTATCGCTCGAGTACCGTCGGCCGCGGTGCCGGCTCGCCCTTGCCCTACCCGCCAGACACGAAACCCTCCACAGTGGTGGAATTCTTGATCTGCTCGATGGCCTTGGATGCGTCAACGCGGGCCAGCTGCCCGAGCATTGACACCGGCGTCAGGCCGGCCGCAGTGAGGGCCGCATTGACCAGGCCCAGGACCTGCTCGTCAGTTTTGAAGCCCGCATCACGGGCCAGGCCCTTGATGAGGCCCAGCTGTTTGGGTGTCGCATACCGGCCGGGTGACGGTGTGTACGTGTCCTCACTTGATGCGGGGGCAGCCGGTTCCGGCGGGGGTGCGCTGCTGTAGAACGAGTCGTCGTCCGGTACCCGCTTGGACTTCTCCCAATTGCCGGCCGCCTTCACCTCATCTTTTGAGGCAATCGACTTCGACACGGCGATACCAATAGCTGCCAAGGCGCGACCCCAGGCCGACGTTTCACCAACCATTAGCTCGCTGCCGATCGTGTACGGGGTGCGGCCGGGGACGTGCTCCCAGGCGTGCCCGATACCCGGCCGCGGATCCTCCGGGTCCCGATACGCCCACGCCTTCACGATCAACCACTGATGATCTAGGACCGTGACCATTTCGTACTCTGACTGGAGTGAGCCGTTGGGGTACTTCTCCACGAACAGGGCTATGCGGTCTTTGACCTCGATGTAGTCATCACGGCTCACGACACTGCCCCCAACCTCACACGGTCACGGTGTGGCAGGTTCTCCATGTCGATGCCGCCCCACACACCCCACCGGATCCCGTGACGGAACGCGTAGCCCGCGCACTCAGCGATCACCGGGCACATGCGGCAGATCGCCTGCGCCTGGTTCACGGCCCGCGTGTACCCCTCTTTGGTTTTAGGGTGCGCGATCGGAAAGAACGTTTCAGGGTCCGAGCCGTGACACAGCGCGCGCGCCATCCATGCTTTGTCGGTTTCACGCATGGGCTGACTGCCTGCCGCGGTAGTAGCCGTAGGCGGCTAACTGCTGCTCCGTTTCGGTGCACATGCACGCCGGGTATTCCCGCAGGATCCACGGGCACAGCTGCGGGTGAACAGGTTCCTCGCACGCGTAACACACCAAATGGTTGATGGTCCACACACCACAGCTCACGCATTTACTGACGTGCCGCTCGGCGTCAGGCGCTGTCATCGCTACCGCCATTTGCTGTTTCCAGGAGCGCGGCCGCCAATGTGCGGGCCTGGTGCGCGGTGCATTCCAGCAGCACCGAACATTGCGGCAGGCTGATGAACACGCTGATGCCGCCGCTGTCGCGTTTCTGAATGAGCACGGTTTGCGAGTGCGCCGATAAGCCCAGCTCGATGCGTCGGCTCATCACCAACACCCCGTACCTGGCACCGTTGGATTCCAATGCTTCGCGCCCTTGCCGTGCCGCCACGCGGTGTAAAACGCGCGGTCCTGCCAATAGCGGGACCACTTCCTGATGGGCACATCACGTAGGGCGCGGATCTCGGCGGCTAGGCCGTCGCGGGTTTGCCGTGATTCCTCGAGCATCATGTAGGTCAGGCCGCGGCGCCATTGACGGTCCAGGAATTGGTAGGCGCCCGATGCGCTCGAGGTCGGGTTCTTTGCCGTGTACCGAAAGTTTGACTCCCGGTCCATGATGCATTTCCTGACGGGCGCGTATTCGGGGCGCCACCACATGCCGCGGTACAGGCTCTTGCCCCAACCAGTCAGCACGCCGGCTTGCTTTGATCGGGCCGCGGCCATCTCCATACTGACCGGTTGCACGAACACGCAGTGAGTGCTGCGTGGCTGCACATGGCAGGCGTCCACGGGTGGCATCCCGGCGGGGGCGACGGCGACCAGGCCGGCCAACAGTGAGGCGATCATGCGTCACCGCCCAGGGCCTTCACGAGGGCCAGGTGGCGGCGCCGCTCGAGCTCGTCGGCGCGGGCCAGATTCATGGCCTGGTGGGTGTGGCGATCGAACCGCGCCCGGCGCACCCGTAGCACCAGCTCAGTGCAGGCCCAGACCGCGGCGCAGGCTCCGGCAATCATCAGCAGGGTCATGGCGTGCCCCCGATCGTGGGGCGGCCGTTGAAGGGGGCGGCCGCCCCACGTCGCGCCCCCGGCGCGTTAGGACAGGGGAGGCGTCGCGCCGGGATCATGACGCCACCTCGAGGGTGGCGGGCAGGTTGGCCTTGACGCGTTGGGCGTGCATCTGATTGCACACCTCGGCCAGGGCCTCTATAAAGGCGTGAAGGTTGCTGTCTCCGATGGACAGCATGACGGGCGTGGGGCCCGCGGTGAATTCGATGACGGCCAGGTCTTGGCCGCCGCTGACCACGGTGATGGCGGTCCTGCCAGCGATCGGCCCAAATGGGGTGCTGGCTTTTGCAAATGCGGTGATGTGTGGCACTTTTCCTCCCCTTCGTGGGGCGGAACGTAGGCCTAGATTTTTACGCCAGGATTATCTGACATAATATTCCTAGTCGGCGTTATCACCCCGACCAGTAGGCTTAGTCCCGCAGGTTTTCGACACCCGCAACGTAACGCCCCGGCCTGGATTCGTCCAGCACCGGGGCGTTACGGCGTGTCGCTAACGTGACTTGTGCGCTCACTTGGGGACTTTGGGGCCAAATTTTCTAGCCCAAGGCGCCGTATTTCCCGCTCCACTTGGGCCACCGAGGTGCCGCGCTTGAGCTCCCAATGCATCGGGTCGTAGTACCGGTCGGACCAGTCACCGCCCCAAGTCATCAGCTTGTATTTCTTTTTGAGCGCATCGAGGGCGGTGCGGCGACGCTGCCACCACTTCTTGTTCACCAGGCGCTGGGCGCCCTCATGGCTCCAGTTAATGTCGATCGCGGTTCCACTTGCGTGGTTGCTCCAGGCCTTCGTGACGCGGCTGGGCCGGTAGTTGTAGGCGCCGACCTCGCCAGGGATCAGTGGGGCGATGGTGTCGGCGTAGTCGACGGCCAGGCCGGCCAGGTACGGCAGCACTTCCCGCCGCGCGGTGATGCGGATCCGTGTGCCGGGGACCTGTTTGGTGGCCAGGCGTCGGTCACCTCGAGGAAGGACCGGCCACCCGTTAATGCTTGTCGGCGCCGGTGCCATATCTGCCATCCATCGGGTTGAGGTAGTTAATGACTACGGGGACCACGGCCGCGGTGATCCCGACGATAAGCGGGCTGACTTCGGCGGTGACGACCCAGTCCAGTAAGGCGCCCAACGCGGCGCCCGCCGCCACTTTCAGCAGGGTGCCTTCGGGTGTGTTTGCTAACCATTTGCCAAACGTGTTTGTCATGTGTGCCCCCGTTGGTGGTTGTCGATGTGGTTATCGAGGCGGGCCTCGATGCGGTTAAGTTGGTCGCGCATGGATTGCCCGCCGTTGGGTCGAAATTCCTTCAGCATCGACACCTGGGCGCGGATCATCCACAGCAGGCCGGCCAGGATGGTGGCGCCGATCGCTACGACGGTGCCGGCGGCCTCGAGTGTCATGGCACCACCAGGTTGGGGTACATGGCGGCGATCATCTGGTCAGTAAATCCCAACGATTTGGCGTGATCGATAGCGGCGGCGGCAGCTGCGGCCTGAGCAGCTGCCGCGGCAGCTGCGGCCTGAGCTGCTGCGGCGGCGTCGGCTTCGTCTTTTGATCGTTGCGCGAGTTCCTCCGCTGTCAGTGGCCGGGTAACGGTTTCGCCGGTGTCGGCCCACACCTCAGTCACCATGTCAGTCACAATGTCGGTTTCCTTAGCTGAGACGGTACCCATACACCCTCACATTCCCGGTTAGGTTCGACGCGGCTGCGCCGTATAACGTAAATCCGTCGTAAGAATTGGTGACCGACATGATGCCGCCGAGGTTGCAAATGCTCGCGTCGGTGCCTCCGCCGCTGATGCTTGCCACGTTGTACCTGGTTTTTTCTGCTAGAAACGGTGAGTGCAGGGTGATAGCACATGAGCCCGGCATGGTCCCGTTGACGCCTAGAAAGAATCCGGTCGTCAATCCGTTAGACCTGGCGGCGGTAATGGTGGCAGTCAGCGATGTGGACGCCTCGGGGCCGTTGAAATAGTAGTTGCTCGCAGTGTTGTCCGAACTAGACGCACGTAAACGCATTTGTAGATTCGTTGAGACGCTCATGGTCGTCATGCTCACCAGAATCAAGTACTGGTCGTAACTGGCGGTGAAGCATGAATTCACGGACACCGATGCCGCGGCGCTGAACGTGCTGGTAGTAATTAGGGCCAGGCCTGGTGATGGCGCCGACACCATCACCCAGGTGTCTGTGGCCAGTTTTCTTATGTATGCGCTGGCATGTTGAGACAATGGCACGGAGTTGTTTAGCGTGACGCCGCCGGTAGGTGACACGGTCACAACGCCGGCGCCTTTATTGGTGACATATATGAGTGTGCCGGTCTCGTACGCTACTGACGCATTGGTCGGAATCGTGACCGTGACCGCCGACGCGTTGCTTAGTGTGACGGTTTTGCCGGCGTCGGTTAACACCAGGGTGTAGGTGGTCCCGGTTTGATCGTTCAGGCCGTTGCCCTTAAATGACACGTCATCGATGCGGTCGGCGACATTCGACGACACACCGGGCCAGTTACTGACCAGGTCGCTCGATTGCGCGTAGGCGGTTCCGTAGGTGGTGTTTGGCATGGTTGTCCCTTTACTCGAGGTCGGCCGGCAGGATGATGTCGGCCCACGTTTTCGTCACCGATACCCCGCCCCATGTCGCGGTGGCGGGCGCATCGGCCCAGCTGATGACGGCATAGGAGTAGCGCGGATCCGACAGGCTAATCGTGGTCGTGTGGAATCCGTCCACGTATTGATCAGTCCAGCCCTCGACGACACCGACGAATTCGGCGGTGTTTTGCGGGTTCGGTTGCGGTAGCCCGGTGATGAGAACGCGGCCGCCCTCCCGCAGTCCAAGCACGCTGGTGCGCTGCCCGGCGGTGAGTTCGTCCAGCAGCACGGTGACCTGGCCGAGTTGCCACCGTTCGGCGGCCTGGGCTGTGATGACGAGCTGGGCGCGGCGGGTGGCGTCGTACTCGTTGGCTAGCCCGGTTTCGAGCTCGACGGCCCGCCGATCAAATACGGCTATTGAGGCGGTGTCGGTGACGTGTTCGGTGAGTTGCGGGTCCGCGGTCCCGTACGTGACGGTCACGTCGTTCAAAATCGTGTTGGCGGTGGTTTGCCAGGTCGGTTCCCACACGACGGAGCCGGCGGGCAGTTCTACGGGTGTGGGGGCGGCGCTTCCGGCGCTGGTTTGGTTGGCCCAGGTGCCCAGCAGGTCGGGCCACGTTTCGGTCACGTAGTCCGACCATATTGCGGTGGAATAGTCGTAGCCGCGGCGCGTGTAGGACTCGAACCTGACGGAACCGTCGGGCATGTCGTAGACGGTCGCTCCGGTCCACTCGCACAGCTCAGCCAGGAGTGAGGCGACCGTGTCGTAGTTCGCGTCGTAGGCGATAAGGGCTATGTCCGGGTCAGTTTCGGCAATGTAGGTGAGGCCGGTGGTGTCGAGGATCGCGGCTACCCGGACATCGAGGTCCTCGGCGGGGAATCCGGTTGCCCCGGCATACAGGCGCCCGAGGCGGGCCAGGGGCCCGATGCCGGTGATCGTGAGCCGCGTCATCGGCGGGTTTTCGGCGACGGGTGGCATGTGTTCCAGTCCCAGATCGGACACGGTGCCGGTGAACCGTGTGGTGCTGTAGGCGTCAACCTCGAGGGTGTCGCCAAGGGTGACGGGTATGGCGGCGTCGCCGGTGATCAGTAGATCCAGCTGGGCTAGGCCCGGTTCCGGTGAGGCCGTGACATCGTTCCGCCCGTGGCTGACGGTCACGGTGTAGGCGACCTGGTCGAGGTCTAGGGCTGTGCCGTTGACGCGGATTGCGGTGATACTCATGCCAGCACCGCCCCCGGTGTGTAGCCGTTGCGGGCGTCGGTGTTGGCCAGCACTCGATAAATCGCGGTGCCTACGGCGGATTCTGTGACGCGGGCCGCGCTTCGCGTTGATGGCAGCGGGCGGCCTGGTGTGCCCTGCCCGTTTATCGCGGCGGGGGTCTGTTGCCCCATGAGGGACATGAGCTCACGGAATTTATCTATAGCGGTCTGGATTGCCCCAACCAGGGCGGTAATCGGATTGACCAGCGTGTAAAGAGTGTTCAGCAATGTGTCCACAATGAATTTGTTTATGCCGTCCAGGCTTTCGTACCAGTCGTCGAATTTGTCTTTAGCGTCGATGACGAACGTCGTGACTGTGCCTATGGCGGTGGCGATCTCGCCGAATCGTTTGCCAAGTTCTTTTACGAATGGCTCAAATTCCTGGATGGTGCTCGCGTAGTCGCCGGTTTTGCCGTTGGCGGTGTCTAATGCCTCGAGGAAGCCGGTTCCGAATGATTCTTTGAGTTCGTCGAACGCTATGCCGACGCGGGCTATCTTGCCTTCGTAGGTTTCGGCGGCCGTTTTGTATTGGCCTTCAAACCTGGCAGAAAGGGCAGCTAGTACGGCGTCGGCGCTGGCTCCGTCGCCGGCAATGTTTTTCAGTTCCGGCACCAGGCGGCTGAGCGGCCCTGTGGTTCCGCCTGCGGCTTTGCCGATGGCTTCGACCACTGAAGAAAGGGGCTTGCCAGTGCCCACTGCGGTATCGAGTGCGGTGCTGAGCAGCTGCATGGCGTAATCGGTGTCGCCGGTGATGCGGGCGAGATTGGAGAAACTTGGATATAGCTCGTTGTCTGCGACACCGGAGGCGCGGCTTAGGCCGTCAATGAATGTTTCGACGCGGCCGGCGTCGGCGGCCAGGCCGAGGAGGTCGAGCTGTTTGGTGAGTTTGGCCATGGCGGCCTCGTTTTCGGCGGCCGCCTTAATGCCATCCACGGCGAACTTACCGGCGAATACGCCCAACGCGGCGCCGGCACCGATCAACGCCGGCCCTAGCATGTTTTTCATGCTGCCGGCCAGCCCACCGACCGCGCCACTAAAGCCGTTCATTTCGCGTTGCGCCTGGTTCATTTCGCGCCGGAACTTGTCCGTGTCGGCCGCCAGGTAGACGGTTAGGGTGCGGCCCGCCATTACAGGCCGCCCCGGTTGAAGTCATCACACACACGCTCGACGGCTTGGCCCCATTCCTGCATGGCTGGGGTGATGTAGCCGCGGGCCTGCTGGATCCATTTGCCACCGTCACCGAACAACGCGCCCGGTCCTGGTGTTTTCGGGTTGGTGACACCGGAGTCGGACGGGTAGCGCACCATGGTGGGGGAGGCGCCGCCGGAGAACGCGCGACGCGCGCCACCGATCGACACGGCCGGGATGCGGTCCCGTTTCGCTTTGACGCTGCCGGCGATAGCGGGCCCGTAGCGGCCGGCACCATTGAGGGCGGCCTGCTGCCATGAGGGCACCATGTAGCGGGAGGCGATGTCCTGGGAGGCGTCGCGTAGCTTGTCCTGGTATTCCTTCGGGAGTGCGCGCAGGTCGCGCAGCAGCTCGTTCAGGCCGGTGACGTAGGCGTCTATCGAATTGGTGCGCGCCATGCGATCACCTCCTGGGCGAGTGCGAAGAACGCGGCCGGCTCGAGTTCTTGGATCCGGTCGGGGTGTTCGCCGAGTGCTGCACTCACGGTCATGATGAGCCGGCCTACCGATCCGGCCACGTAGGGTTTGGCGGCGTCCTGGTGGCCAATACCCGTAGGTCAACCGCGTCGGCCCATTCGCGTACGTCCTGGATGCTGCCGTCAGCTGGCGCATTGAGCTGGAAATAGCAAATGGCCATTTGCAGGTCGATCTCGTTAGCGTCGGTGAGTTTCCCACCACAGGCCAGCTCGGCTTTGCGGAGTGCGGCCATGGTTGCGCGCACGATTTGGGCAGGGCCGTCATCGACGCTGACGAGGAGGTCGGGCAGCATCAGGCGAACGAGATAGGTCCGGTGAAGGTGCAGGAGCAGGTGGCGACGCCATCGGCGGCGACCTCCATCGACAGCTCCTCGATGTAGACGGCGCTGCCGGTCCAGGTGCCGGCGCCACCATCAACCACGAGGGCGACGCTGCTGCCACCGGCGGCCGCGCCCTCAAGGGCGTTATACATGCCGCTGTCATCGTCGTAGAGGAATTCGATTTCAGCGCTGCCGTTCAGGTCGGTCTGATCGAACGCAACCGACCCCAGTGTTTTGGTACGCACGACGGTCGGGGTGATCGTGATGGTGCCACTGATGACCTGATCGGTGCGCGCGGTGGTGTTGATGGTCACCGTGAACTGTGAGCCGGTGATGGAAATTGCGGGCATGTCTTACTCCTTCATGTGAACGGTGACGGACACTTCGGTGGTGACCACGGAGCCTTGGGGCCCGGTGTCGGTAATCAGTGGGGGGCCGACGTATTCGACGGTGTACGCGTCGGGGATCGCGGCCAGGACGTCATCGAGGAGGGTTTCGGCTTCGGTGACGGCGGCGTCAACGGTGCGCGGTGACACCACGATTAGGACGCGTAACCGCACCTGGTAGTTCAGCTTGGACCCGAGGCGGCTCATGGATACCCACGGGGTGTCCGGTGCCACCACCAGACAGGGTGGCGTGGGGATTGCGGGGGGCGTCGCATGCACGGTTGGCCCGACACTGCCGAGGGCGGTGGCCAGGTCGGTGCGCGCGTCAGTGGTCAGGGCCACGAATCACCCGACCATGCCGGCGGGGTTCATATATGGGGCAATAAGGCTATTCACGCGGCGCGTCAGCCAGGTCGAGAGCCGGTAGGGGCCGGGCTGAAAGTCAACGGACAGGGCTTGCCCGCCGGCCGCGGTGCGGGCCTGGAAGATTTCCACGCCGACCGATAGGGCCGCCTCTTTACATGCGGGGGGTTCCGCGGAGTACGCGGCGGTGGTGAGAAGGGCGCCGACAATGTCGTCGGCGGCGTCGGCGACCTGGTCGAGCACGTCATCGAGCGGTGCAGCGTAATCAAGCTGCAACGCGTCGGCCAGCTGTTGGCCGGTGACGAGTGCCATGGTCGGCGCCCTTCTCTGTGGGGGTGTTGGCGGTTTAGGCCTGGTTGTAGATCGACACGATGCCGGCGGAAATGAACGGCGCGAACACGGCGTAGCCGTAAATCGCGGTTTCGCGGCCGAGGTTGGCGGCCACGTCCACGCTGATGGTGCGGGGGCCGTCCTCGAACCAGCCGCACGCGGCCCGGTTCGTGACGATCGCGTCCTCCGTCTCATCGGTCGCGAATTCCGGCGCCAAGATCACGGGCAGGCCCATGACGGTAGCGCGGCCGGTGCGGCCGTCGAACGTGCCGCCCACGTTCTGGACGGGATAGTTTTGCGCCTGGAATGAGGACCAGGCGCCCAGCTTCTTGTACACGGCAGAGTTCACGTAGACGACCTCGGCTGGCTGCCCGGTCGCGGTCTGCACGTCCGTGGCGGCCGCCCACACTGCCTCAATGAACTTGGAGCCGGTGCTGTCGGCCGAAAAGTCGTAGTCGAGGCCGCCCGTGTCGTTGGCCCACAAGCCGGCTTGAAAGGCGTAGTCCGTCTCGGTGCCGTAGGCGCCCACCATGATGCGGAAGTGTGCATCGACGTAGGACGGGTCGGTGCGCTCGATGACCTGAATGGTCATGCGGTTACCCGCCGCATAGGTGGCCAGCGTTGCGGTGCCCTTCTTAATGTCGATATCGACGGAATTCACTTCGTCATTCTCGGCGGCCTGGACTGCCACGATGTTGGCCAGGTTGCCGTCAAAGTACGGCCAATTGACGGTCATGCCTGCGCCGGCCGCGCTCAACGGCCCGCCGATGGCGTTAATGCACGGACGGCCGCGATCGAGGACGCCCTTGATGTCACGCAACCACACGGGTGGCACCAGGCCCGGAGCGTCGGCGAGGTTCGACACCTCGAGGGCGCGCTCCTCAGCGCCGGTGAATACGGCCTTTACGTAGTCGCCGAATGAGCGGTAGTCAGCCAGCGGGTGCAGTGATTCTGTGACGTGTGCGCGGGCTTCGATCTGAGCTAGCTGCTCGCGTACCTGTGCGATGGCCTCGCGGGCCTGCACGTCCTCTGTGGACACCACCGCCGCGGTGGTTTCCTCGATGGTGGTTTCTGACACTGTGTTGTCCTCTCTTACGGTCGCCACCCCGGCGGTCGGGTAGGCGGGCATGTGGGTGAGGCTCAGCTCCAGGAGCTGCGCCTTGGTGTGTCGCACGGCGTCCTTGGCTTTGGACCAGGTCGAGGCGACGGGGGAGAAACCGACGGACAGGCCGCGGGATGCTTTGGAGCGCATCAGCGTGGCGGCGTCGCGGCCGAGTGTGGTGTTGACGATGCTGCCATCGACGTAGAGGCCGTCGGCCTGGTTCTCGGCGCCGGTAATCACGCCGATCGGTTCACCGTGCCGGTATGCGATGGGTTTGCCGATCACGTCGGCCGGATCGAAGGCGCCGGGCGCAAATGATTCGCGTAGGCCGCCGATGGTGGTGGGGGTGTCGTAGGGGACGGCGCGGCCGTGGAATCGGGCGACGGTGTCGCCGTCGGTGTCGTCCTCGCGTACGTCGATGACGAATTCGGCGACGAGTTCGGTGGTGTTCATAGTGACCTCACTGCGGGGGTTGAGGGCGGGTCAATGACGCCGAGGGCGGGCAGGTCGAGCAGGGCGCGGGCCTCGTCCACGGTGATGACGTCCAGAGGCCGCAGTGTGGCGATGAGCTGGGCGATATCGCTCGGGTTTTGGCGCAGGAATGTGGTGGTGTCGAATCTGACGGTGTGGCCGCGCGGCGTCACGTCGTTCATTGACAGGCGCTGCTGGATGAGGTTCATCACCGGTGTGAGTGCGGTGTCGAGCAGCTGCCGGTACAGGTCCACGCGGTTCTGGTAGGTGAGCGATGCGCCGGGCACACCGGAGCCGGTCCAGATCGGGTCGAGGTTGGCTAGGCGTGCGATTTGGACCGCGGCGGCGTTGCGGGCCTCCACTAGTTGCAGGTCGGAGGCGTTCCAGCCGATGGTTTCGGTGTTCAGGGTGCTGTTCAGGTAGGCCGTTGACCTGGTCGTGCGCGCTTCCTCCCACGCCTCGAGGAGGTGATCTACCGCGGTGGCGGGCAGGTCGGCGCCAGTATTCTTCAGCACCACCGTCGGTAACGGGTATTCGGCGTAGCGCATCACGGCGGCTTCGAGGGCCGCGGCGGTGTTGATCGCGGCCGCACCAACTGTGAGCCAGCCGCCGGTCCCGTCACCGTCAAACCGGATCACATCGCGGATCGGCACAATGGTGCCATTCCAGTAGACGGCCTCGTCCGTTTCGGTGATTTCGTTCGCGGGCATCCTGACAATGCCGGCGGGGAAGCCGTCCCAGGTGCGCTCGGTCACGCGCCACCAGGCCTTGTCGTAGTTGAGCAGGTCGGAGACCAGGCGCATGATTTCGGCGGCGTAGGTGGTGTTGCGGCTTGGCTGTTGCAGGAACGGCCGCGCCACTATCTCGGTGGGGCCGACGAATTCCCGCAACGGGAAGGCGCTGATCGTGTGGGTGTAGATCTTTTCAGCGCGCACATAGGCGGGCACCTGCACGGCGGTCTTGCGGGTGACGGTGTAGCCGGCGGCCGCCTGGATCGCCTCGAGGAGGCTGGTGGCGCTAATGGAGCGCGCATGTATGGGCAGCTCGAGCTGCATGGACGCGCTGATTTCTTCCTGGTCGCGCACCAGGGCTAGCGGCTTAGGCCACGCCACACCACCATCATGTAAGCGTTTACAGGAAAGTCAAACTACTTACATGGGTTGCTCACAGGCGACGCCGTCGCGGTCCCGGTCGAGGCGGCCGGCGTTGGTTTTGTAGATCGCCCGGTTTACGGTGGGCCGGTTCATGCCGGCGGCCTGGGCGGCATCAGCCGCGGCAGGATCGCGGGCGACTCCGGCCGGGTACACGGCTAGCAGCTTGTCGCAGCTGCTGTATTTTTTGGCGGCGGCCGTGGCTGGTGGCGCCAGGACGACGGTGGCGGCTATGACGGCAACGATGACGGTACGCATGGGCACCCCTCCCCAGTGGTGTGGGGATCAGGGTACGGCTACGCGGTGCGCCGTGTCCTGGAGACGATGACGGGCCGCGGTTTGGGGGCTTTGGCGGCCTGGGCGACGGCGAACATCACAGCTCGGGCGGCATACACACCGCCGCGGCCTTGTGGTGCGCTGATCGTCCAGCCGCCTTGCCGTTTGCTGATCGTCGAGGCTGCCAGGTGCTCGGCGAGGACGGTGGAGCCGTCGTGCCGGATCTGGCGCCGGTCGAACAGGTCGAGCAGGGTTTGGGTGGCGGCGGCGGCCTCCCGGTTCCCGACGAGCGCGTCGAACGGTTCCCGGAGTCGATCGACGTATCCGGGCGTCGCGGCGATGTGTACGGCGTGATGCTGCCCGCGGATCTCCCTGATGCGCGTATCGACGTCGGCAAGGGTTCGGTGTGTGGTGACGCGGGTGACGATGGTGCCGTCATCGTCGGCGGCCGCAATCGCGACGGCGTGGCCCATCCCGTCGAATTCGGATTCGATGGCCACGGCCCAGGTGCTCGAGGTGGGCAGCTGCACGGCCGCATCGAGTGAGTCACTCCACCAGGCCTCCTTGAGCCAGTGCCCGGACCTGGTTACCCACTGGTTGAGGTACTCCTTGCGCCAGGCTTGTGGGTCGATGTTGGCGTGCTGACGGGTGAGGAATTCCTGCCGCTTTGGTGACCATTCGGGGGAGGCCCACCGCCAAGTGGCTTCCTCGTCTGGGTTGGCCTCTGGTGGGGCTGACCACTCGAGCAGTAGCACGCCGGGCGCCTGGTCGAGGGCGGCCTGCCGGTAGGCGTGCATCAGGTCGCTGGTCGAGTCGCCGGCCGTCGAGACGAGCCACAGCTGTGGCTGTTCACGTTCCGCCATGGTGGGCGCTAGGGCGTCCTCCACGACGGTGCGCGGAATCTTCCAGGCCTCATCGACGAATGTCAGCGAGCACGAATACCCAACGCCGGCGGATTCGTTCGCGGCGTGGATCAGCCACCGGTCACCGCTGGGCAGGTGTATTCCGGTCTGTTCATTGCCCCAGCGCACCGCCTTTTTCCCATACTTCTCCACGGCCCACACTGCGGCCGGCCTCATCACCTCCATAGCCGTGGACCGGCGGTTAGCGACGTGCAGCACGGTCTGCTCTTCACCGAACCTGTCGGCGTGATGGAGCCGCCACATGCACATAGCCCTACTCAGCCAGGACTTCCCGGACTGGCGCGCCACCGTGACCACCACGGTAGACCACACCAAACGGCCCTCCTCGTCAACCTCGAGGGCGCGATCGAGCGCGTACGCCTGCCAGGCCCTCAGCTTCATGCCATAGGCCGATTCCAACCAGGCGCGGGCCTCGATTCCCGCAGTCCCCCGATCGGACCCCAACCGCGGCGACTCCAACCGGGGCAACACGAAACCATCCGGGTGCAATACAGGCTCAGGCGGTGACGCCTTGGCACGCTTCGGCCGATCTTGGGGAGAAACAGACA